ACTACCTTCTAATTGTTTTGTTGGAGCTAAAGCTCTTAGTTCCATTAATGTCTGAGCATTAATTAAAGTATCACCAGTTCCAAAAAACGTATTACCAAATTCTTGATCAAATTGTAATTGAGAAGTATTTGCTACAGTTGATTCTTTCCATTTTTCATCTCGACCAGGAACGTCCCACCAGTCAACTCTAAATGGCTTAAATTCATTTACACCTTGTACTGCACCTTGCCATATATTATAAAAGGTATTACCAATACCATTAGCAGTAGATGTAACTATAATTTTAGTATCTTTACCAGCAGAAACAACTGGATATGTTGAAGTATAAAACTCTGATGCTTTTTCTACAAACGCGAACTCATCAAGATAAAGGAGATTAACGGAAAGACCACGAATAGAGCTACCAGAAGTAGCAGAGGCAATAATACGAGAATTGTTACTAAATTCGAGAGACCCTTTATTAAGGGCTTTACTGCCTGGTTGTAAAAAGAACGGGACATTTTCGAGCATAAGTGTGACTCTTGAGAGCATTTCTCTAGCCGTTGCTCCTTTGTTTGCGAGTACTGCAATCGTTTTTTCCGAATTAAAAAGGGCGAACCATAAAAGATACGCACATGCTGATATGGATTTGCCACTTTGTCTACAAGCCAATACGACATTAAATCTATTCTCCTGAAATTGAGTAAACATTTTCTTTTGATAAGGATATAGTTTAAATGAAACTAATCCTTCATCAAGCGATATTATTTTACAATATTTTTCTGCAAAATAACCAGGATCTTTCATACAAGCCTGGTATTCTGCTACGAGATCTGCTGTCCATGGTTGAACTACGCCATCTCTTTTTACATTAGGATTCCCTAGATACGTCTGGGTTTGGTGTAACATCTACCGCCTTATCATTTTCTTTTAATAGTTTCTGAAGATCAGCAGTAGATCCCAAAAATATATTATTTTGCTGATGTTCAACTTTCTTTAATGGTTCTTCTAAATCTTTATTCTTTTTATTAAGATCCATTAATCTATCGTTAACATCAGATAAATTTTTAATCATATTAGATAATACTTCAAAGGCACGTGGATGTTCTGATTCACGCGCAACTTCCATCATAGTTTCTAAACTTGTTTTACCTTTTTCTAGTAATTCATAATATGTATCACGAGAATATTCATAATCTGTTTTTGTATTATCTTCCATTATCTACTTTCCACTTAACATTTCCATCTTCGTAAAGACATAGCCTTACGCGTAGGCCGTCCTTTTTCATCTTTCATAGGCCCTTTCATTCCACCCATACGAGCACAAAATGATTTTCTTCTACCAGCAGCTTTACTTCCAGGTTTAACTTTACCAGTTACAGCTGTTTGTAAATTACCACCAGTTTTTCTATTATAGGCATCAACACCTTTTTGTGTTAAACCTGCTCCCTTTTCAGTTGCACGTTTATGTCCTTTAGCGTCTTCGCCTCTGGCTTCTTCTAATTCTGTTCTTAAAGTTTCGAAAGTTTTCATTATGCTAAATCCTTATCGTGATTAAGACCGCCTTGTTTTTTCTTTCTAATAAAAGCATTTACTCTTGCATGACCCCATTGTGAAGGAGTCGTACCAGGTCTATGTCCAGTTTTCCATGCAGCAACACCTCTATTATAAACTTTCCTAAGTGTACCAGAAGATATTCCAGATTTTGCAGACTTTTTATCAAAACTTGATCCAGCTTTATCTTCGTCCATCATTTTTCTTACATAAGCAGTATTTGGTGATATTGGCATTCCTTTTTTACGTGCAGCCTTATCACCTGGAGCATCTTTATACGCCGCAGGATTATCATCTGACATTTTCGATTGTTTCTTAAATTGTGAATCGCGTGCTGCCTTTGTTTCTTTTGATTTTATTCCGGCATGATATACTTTCGGCTGAGAACCTTTTTTATCTTTTATATCTGGATCTTGAGGAACTCTTTCTTCTCTTTGCGCAGCTCTAATAGCTTCGGGTGTAGGTGCACCTTTTTCACCTTTCTTACGCATTTTTTCTCCACGTTTTCTTTTTGCATGGATATTAGCCCATAATCCAGCTTCTCTTATTTCTTTAAATGTTTTCATGAACCGAATCCTCCATCGCTATCTGCTCCCCAAATTGTTGTAGTAAATCCAAAGTCACTATCAGGCATTCCAACAATACTTGTAGGATTAGGATTAATTTCTATTGTTTGCAATCTTACATCAGAATCTACTGTTAATCCTCTATCTGAATCTACAAAACCAACTCTCGGCGAAAAGACTTTAGCAACAGATTTACGAATAACTTTAGTCTCTGGTATAGGTCCATAATAATTAGTTCTCATTTCAAAATCTAATGTATAAATTATAGTTCTTCTTTGTGCTAAATCTCCTTCAAAGTCATCAGCAAAAGAAACACCAGTAATAGTTATAGGAATATCTTCTTTAAATGTTGGATATTCAGTCATAAAAGGTTTAATTGTTAATGTATATTGTGGATTAAAATATGGAAGAATTTGTTCAACCATTTGTAGTGCATCGTCTTGAGTTTTAGCATAAATGTTTAATTGAAATCCCATAACATACGGAACTGCAGTATTAAATTTTTGTCTAGATGTAGTAGTTGTTGGATTTGTTGTCGTTGAAAAATGCGCAGTCTTTGCTAATTGTCTACTAGTATCATAATTAATACTAGTAATTTCAAAAGACATTCTTGGTAACTTAATCGCAACTTTTGTATCTTCTACTAGATCTGGATTTTCTCGTATACGATCTAAATATTTTGCTTTTGGCGCATAGGATAACGGAACCTTAACTTGGCTCATTACTCCTCCAGCAGCATTTTTTCTTAATACGTAAATATTATTAAATAGCCTACCAAAAATAGCTACACATTTTCTAGTTTTTTCGTGATAAAAATGTGTTCCAAACATAATTTAAGCCTTATATATTTTCTGTAAATGATCCTCGAATGCTTCTACTTTAGCTAATCTATCTGGCCAAAGTATGTAATCTTTTTGTGGATTCTTTTTTAAATTATTTAAAAGTGGTGTTATAGCATTATATAATTTATCTAGTTTAGTTTTTGCTGCAGTAGCAGTAGTAGTTACAGACTCAGCCTTTTTAGTAGCAGTTTGTACTGCTTCTAATTCATCTTCATCTACGGCCGTAAAGCCAAAATCAAAAAAATCATCGCTCATTAATTATTCTCCGGATCTCCAAATGGGTTACCTTCACTAAAATCTAAGAAGTCAGTAAAGTCACTAAATGATGTATTCTGTTCATTCTGTGATATTTGATTATCTTCAGTAACAGCAGTAACTGAAATACTAGAATCAGCTCTACCAAGACCAGATAATACTACATTAATACCTGTTTGAAAAGTATGATAATTACCATCATTAGCTCCAACATGAATTAGATGTAATTTATCATCAGAATCTGAATATTTAGCAACTTCTCCGGTTAAAACAGTACCATCTGATAATGTTTGCTTAGCAGTATTACCTATAGTAGTTATAATACTATCAGCACCAAGAGTTAAAATATACTTATAAGCATAATCTCTTTCTATCTTATCGATATCATCTACACCAGTGTCTAAATCTTCATCATTATATTCGAATAATGTTGCTCTACACTTAAAAACCGGAACATTATTTAATTGGTAAAATGGTTGTTCGTGTTCTACATGTCTTATCTCGAATAAAGATTTAGACATTGGTAAATAAATTAAATCACCTTCTCTTGGTCTTTCAGAATTTATATCATTATCATACATTGATACAGTATCGTTCCATCTTCTTCTTGCAACGACAAAAGTAGCTTCGTCTCTTATTTCAACTCCAAACTTCGTAAATAAATCTCCTTCACCTTCGAAACCTTCGATATTATCGATATACATTTCGACTTTATAAGAAGAATTAAATGTTGATGGAACATCGTCACCAAAGATAGTGTTTTCATTAACTATATCTCTTGGTAAATAATACGTTTCTTGTCCATAAATCTTTATGGATTCTAGAACTAAATTTTCATATAAATTTTGTTCGGCTTTAACGTTGGGTTTTATCCAGAGATTGACTGCCATAATTTAGTTACCCTATAAAAAAGTCAGCTGGTAATTCGTGCTCTAGTCTAATCTTTTCTCTTAAATCTTGTAGTTCACCTGTTGCATCGTCATATAATTGTCTTCCATTTATAATAACTCCGCCAGGTAATTGCATACCTTCAAACTTCATTAAGTTTAAACCCCATTGTTCTTTAATAAGAGATGTGGCATACATTTTTAACCAGATATCGTTATACACAGAAGTATGAGCTTCTGGATCTACAACATTATAGACTTCAGCTATTAAATATTCGTCTGCTAAAATATCTCCGTCTTGAAAATCTCCATGAATATAAATTCTATTCATCTTACGTGAAAATTCTATTTGAGGAGTTCCGTTTAACTTCATATCTAATAAAGAAAGATGTTGCTGAAGTGCTTCATAATAAGCTAAATCACCAGCAAAGTTATTCATATCAGCAATATCATTTAACATCATTTGATATTTAATATCAAAAAAGTTATATGAAGTTCCGAATGAAGATGAAAGCGGCATCAATCTTTTGACATAGTGTATGTCTGATGAAACCGTAATATATTGATTAGTTACATCAGATGCAGTAACTTGATGTTTAAGAAATGTTCTAAATGTAGCATCTGAATGAAATTCTTGATAGTACTGTATAGCTTCATCAATACGATCCTCTATCTGATCGACATCAACATTTACCTCGATAACTGGTTCACCTAATCGACGTTTACAATAATCTATTAATGTTGCTCTAGAATTTGGATTAGCCATAAATAACTCCGTTTAAACATATTAACAGTATTTATACTATTTATATATTTAAACTGAGTTCTTTGGTACTTTACCTATATAAGGCATTTATTTAAGTTCCTGATTTTTTAGCTTGTTCTGCAAATGCCGCATCAGCCGCATCCTGAATCTCTTTCCTAGTTTTGTAATCACTTCTAGCTGTGACCAACTTAACAAAGTCTGCTTGGTTACTTGGAATCGAGTCAGTAAAACTACTGTCGTTCATAAGTTTGATAGTCCACTCAGACTGCATCCTTTTCCAACAGTTGTTCTTCTTGCCTTTCATTGCATCTTGTAGCCAAGCATTTATGTCTACTAAATCATTCTTTAATATTGATTGTTCTGTATCTGTAAGTTCTACAGTTAAAGTTAGTTTTGCCATTTGTTTCTCCTTAACATACTAAATATCCAGAAAACCAACTTTCTTCTCTAAAATCTACTTGAGCAGAAGAATAGTTAGGAATAAATAATTGAACCTTAGCCGTATCACCAGCATCCATATCTGCCATTGTAGAGAAAGCGAGTGGAAAATAATCTGGGTTTGCATCACCATAACGCATATCCATAATCCAAATATAGTTACTGCTATTAGAAGTAATTAACTTACAATGCACTATTGAATAACCATGATTCATTTCTTGAAGTCGTAACAAAACAGAAAAATGGTACAGACCTGTAACAGGAGCAGTAAAAATTCCAGTACTTCCATCAAAATCTGCGTTTCTATCTGCTACTTCCGTTTGAAATAGTAATGTGTGAGTAGTATTAACCGCCATATCAGTAACTGTACTGCTTGGATGAGCTAAAAAAGCAGGTTGTTTTGGCTTTGTAATATGTCCGTATCCATCAACTGCCATTAAATCATTTGAACCATCATGGTCAGTTATAGCGAATGCTTGATCAGTAGTTGAGCCAGCCATAATTTTTAAACCATAACTTCTACCATCCGTAGCTTCAGCATTTTGAATGATTGCCGCCCATTTATCATCACCGCTTAAACCACTACCATCAGTAGATGTTACAATATGGAGAGGGTGTGATGGATTTGTAGTTCCGACCCCCATATTTTCTTTAAATTTAGTTGATGCTCTTTGTATTGGCATGTTTTTATCCTATTAAATGTCCGCATAAATAAGTAGCAGATCTATCAGCATCTGCTCCACGAATATTCTGTGAACCACCTTGATTATGATAGACAGTGCAATCAACATAATCAGTTGAACCATTCATATATAAAATACCGTTTACTTGTCCAGTTGAATATATACCACCTGCAGTATAAGCTCTGTTTGTAAATTCTGGTGTACCATTTTTTCTTATTATAGCAAACAGATAAGATGCATGTTTAAGTAATACTCCCATACTAAAACTATAATAACCAGCAACTAATGGTAAATATCTATATGTACTAGTATTAAAATAACTACCTATATCAAAACAACTAGTACCAGTTTTGTCATTAAATTGAATTACTGTAGTTGTATTATCTGCAATTGCTTGGTCAGCTGAGCGTACAACACGAAATAGAGGTTTATTTGGAAATGTAACTGCACCACCAGTAGTTTTTGTTTTTATTTGATCTACTTTTATTATACTCATACCGTTATCCTATTCTTGTCACAGTCATAAATGTAATTGGAACACTATTGCTAGTGCCAAAAGTAGTACTTTGCATATTTGAATCCACATCTTTTCGTACTTCATAAGTATCACTGTCATCTGAAAGGTCACACTGAACTCTTAATCTAATCTTTGTTGTTAAGTTAGTAGATTTATAAATTATTGAATTAGAAAGATGTACAGAACCGACACCGTGATTATTTCCATCATTAGGTCTAGAACTTGCACCAAACAATCCTGCGTAAGTTGACCCATCAGTGGCTACTTCAATCTGAGCTCCGGCGTCATGTACTTCTTCTGTATTAATTGCGTCTGATGTAATAGAACAACTAAAAGTAATTAAATAAAGACCAGTACTACCTAGAAGATAAGCATCATTACCACTATCAAAATTAGATTTTGTATCATAGATTACTGTACCACTGCCTCCAAAATCTACAGTTGCTTCTGAATCCTCATTTATACCTACTTGAGAAGTCGTTAAATCAACTCTAAAATACTCTTTGTTATTTTCTGTAATATTGCCAGAAGTATCAATAGTCATGGCTAAAGCACCAGCTCTATCTTTTATTGTATCAACATTTATTTCTGACATTATAACACCGTAAAACTTCCATTAATTGTTATTGTAACTCCAGAGTTAACTGTAATAGGGCCTATCACAGATCCGTTTTTATTACTATCTATAGTAAAACTTGTTGCTATAGTATTTGTATTAACTCTAACAGGTACATTAGTATATACCAAAGATGAATCTAAATTTTGCACTTGAACCGCGTCATCTGCTAATTTACTCTGTGTTATAGATCCGTCAACTGGTAAAAATACTCCACTCTTATGCCCTTGATCTACTACTCTTAATATAGAACCTGAATCTAAATTCGAGTCAAATGAAATTGTAGCTCCACTTAAATTAAAATTATTTGAGGCCTGAACAATACCATCAATTGAAACTAATAAAGCACCTTTTGCTGATGGAGTATAAGATATTGTATATGTATTACTATCTCCACTCGCTGTTATTTTATATTCTTCAAAAGTTTTTAAATTGGCATGAAGTTTATCTGCTGTAATACTTCCTTCTGGAATTGAAACACCACCAACATCTCCATATACCATCGCGAAACATTCATCACCAACATAAGGAGCGGTAGTAAAATTTATATTAGTACCACCGGCTGTTAATAAAAAATCTGTTCCAGGTTGCTGAATAACGCCATTAATAGACAATAAAACTTGATTGACATCTCCTACTTGAAACCCTGTTGCAAACGTAGAAGTAGACGAATCAAAAGACCAAGATGAAACATCTATCTTTCTAAATTGTCCTATATTTGGTTCTCTACCTACATATGCCATATCATTATCCTATTAAGTATCCTTCAAATCCAGTCCATTGCTCACTAGCACCTGAGTATACATTATTAGAAGTATCAGTAGTGCATTGATATTGCATGTGAATAAGGTCATTTACAGCACACTGAACAAGACCAGATACTTGTGCTGTTTCATTATCACCATCATTATCCATCAGTGTTGATTGTAGTTGACTACCATTCTTATTTAGATATAAGTAATTTTTATGCGCAGCCAGTGACACATAAGCCCAACAATGAAAACGATAAATTCCTGCTATCGGAACAGTAAATTTTCCAGTGGATGTATTAAAATGACCACCAATATTAAATCGTGTAGCACCCCACACCATATCTGCTGCCCCTCCATGAGCATTATAATCCCTCCAACCAGACGATGAATCATAAGCTAAAAACGCAGGTCTAGCAGGAGTTAGTATTCTTCCACCACTACCAATGGTCATTCCAGTAGTATCAGAATCAAACTTATAATTCTGAGCTTCTATATTACTTACTATTAACGTGCCTGCCATATTTTTACCCTA